AACGGGTTTGTTGCAAGTCCAGATTCTCCATTAAATGAGCCAACAGATGGACAACTGTGGTACAACAATAACTTTGCCAAAGTTGACATTATGGTACACAGCGGTATAACTTGGGTTGGTTACAGAACCGCAACTAGCCCATACTTTAACGCTTCAGCTGGCTTAAAAACTGACCCAGCAGGCCCAATCGTTGCCGCCAGCGAACCAACAACTCAAAGCGACGGTACAGCACTTGTAAACGGTGATCTATGGATCAGCACTGCTGACATGGAAAACTTCCCAACAATTTACAAGTATGATGGTCTAAACCTAGAATGGGCGTTAGTTGATAAGACTGACCAAGTCAGTGATCAAGGTGTATTGTTTGCAGATGCTCGTCAAGGAACCAGCGGCGGCACAGCCACTACCGCACCTAGCGATGACATTGCTGACCTATTAGCTAGCAACTTCCTAGACACTGATTGCCCAGATCCAGCGCTATATCCAAAAGGTATGTTGCTATGGAACCTACGTGCTTCAGGTGGTAATGTCAAGAAGTATCAAAATAATTACTTAGATTTAGCAGAACGTAACGTTCGTTTCGATGCAGACAACAGTCCCAACGGTGCTGTATTTGCGCTAGGCCAGAGTCAGGCTAACTATTGGCCAGATCGTTGGACCACAGAAAGCGGTAACAACGAAGACGGTTCTGGTAGCTTTGGACGTAAGGCACAACGTAAAGTTGTTGTGCAGGCTATGAAGTCAGTAATTGACACAAGCCAAGAGATCCGCGATGAAGAGCGCAGAAACTTCAACTTGATCGCTGCTCCTGGATATCCAGAGACGCTACAGAACTTGATCAGCTTGAACATTGATCGTGGTCAAACAGCATTTGTTGTTGGTGATACACCATTGCGTTTAGCAAGTGATGCAACATCATTGTTGAATTGGGGTACTAATGCTGCTCTAGTAACAGACAACGGTGATGACGGTATTGTCAGCTATGATGAATACTGTGCTGTTTACTATCCAAACGGATTTACCACAGACCTAGGCGGTGCTAATGCAGTTGTTCCAGCATCACACATGATGTTGAAAACAATCGCTCTAAGCGATCAAGTTTCTTATCCTTGGTTTGCACCAGCAGGTACAAGACGTGGCGGTATTACTAACGCAACAAGTGTTGGTTATATCGATGCAGCTACAGGTGAATTCCAAACTGTTGCCCTAAACGAAGGTACAAGAGATGTATTGTATGATCTAAAAGTTAACCCAATTCCATTCTTTGTTGGTGTTGGACTAGTTGCCTACGGTCAGAAGACTCGTGCTAGAAATGCCAGCGCATTAGATCGTATCAACGTAGCTCGTCTAGTTGTTTATCTAAGAAGCCAGCTAACAAAACTAGCTCGCCCATATGTGTTTGAACCAAACGATTCTATCACCCGTGATGAAATCAAAGGCGCAGTAGAGAGCTTGTTGTTAGAACTAGTTGGTCTAAGAGCTCTATATGACTTTGCAGTGGTCTGTGATGAGTCAAACAACACACCAAGTAGAGTTGATCGTAATGAGTTGTATGTTGATATTGCTATTGAGCCAGTTAAGGCAGTAGAATTCATCTACATTCCAGTACGCATCAAGAATACTGGTGAAATTTAATTAACGGAGCAAAGAAATGCCAATTACATCATTAAATAACTTTTCGATTAACCCAGCAGGCCCAGGTACAAACGCTGGTTTGCTAATGCCTAAACTGAAGTATCGCTTCAGAGTGACATTACTTGGCTTCGGAACTCAGGCTAGTACTGAGCTAACTAAGCAAGTGATCGACGTATCAAGACCTAAGGTTTCTTTTGAAGAAATTGAAGTTCCTGTTTACAACTCTAAGATTTACTTGAGCGGTAAGCCAACACACGAAACACTAACACTAAACGTCCGAGACGACGCCAGTGGAAACGTTGTTCGGTTAGTTGGACAACAGATCCAGAAGCAGTTCGACTTCTTAGAACAGGCAAGTGCTCGTTCAGGTATTGATTACAAATTCACAACTCGTGTGGAAGTGCTAGACGGCGGTAACGGCGCTCTAGGCCCAGGAGTACTTGAAACATTTGAGTGCTTTGGTTGCTTCCTACAAAACACTGACTACGGTGATTTGAACTACGGTACCAATGAAGTTGCTACAGTGGCTCTAACTATCAGATACGATAACTTCTTACACGAAGCTGGTACAGTTGGCGTAGGAACACTGGTAGGACGTCAGGCAGCTACAGCGTTGATTACTGGTCAACAAGGTTAATTTTAATTAACTCTAAAGAACCCGGTTTAGGCCGGGTTTTTTTACGACATAAATAATTGTATGGCAAATAAATTCACAAGATATCTTATTGGCGAAAGTCTCGGATCGTTTGGAAAGGGACTTATCGGCGGTATTATTAAACCCAAAGGTCATATGGCTGATTGGCAACACGCCTCTAGGGTTTTTGTTGACGATACATTTAGACTAGCGCCAAGACACAAATTCTTATATCATGCTGTTTTTAAAATTAGAAAAGATGCACACACTGCCCTTGCATTTACTGAAAAACACACACAAGAAATAAGCGTATTGGTAAAGACTGCTGAGCTCCCAAAGTATAATTTTGAGATGGTCACAAAGAATCAATATAATAGAAAAAAATTGTTATATAAATCATTAAACTACGAGCCAGTAAGTTTTACCTTCCACGACGACAATTCTGGTATTATAAATTCTTTATGGGCAATTTATTATGCAGCATATTCACAAGATAGAAAATTGCCAACTTATGCCTATAGAAACGAACTAAATTATAGACCAGGAAATACTCCTCTTGACAGTTTTCGATACGGCCTAGACAACGACAAAGCTGTAGATTTCTTTGAATCGATCAGTATCTATACAATGAGTCGTCAACGGTTTAATGGCTACACTTTAATCAACCCTAGAATAAAAAGCTGGAGTCACGGCAATGTTGACTATGCAGATGGGGGTTTGATGGAAAGTTCAATGCAGGTGGAATACGAATCTGTACAATATAGTTCTGGCAGTGTTAGTGCTCTTAAGAATCAAGGTTTTGCTACCTTGCACTACGACTTTGCACCAAGTCCATTAAGTCTTCAAGGAGGTGGAACACAAACACTATTCGGCGAGGCAGGAGTATTGGGTGGCATTGAAAGTATTTTTGGTGATGTAGCCAAAGGTACTACATTTGACAGTCCTGGAGGTTTCTTAAGCACTGCTATTAAAACGGTCAATACCTATAACAATGTCAAGAGTCTTAGTAAAGCAGGTATAGGTAGAGAACTGGGGCAGATTATCACTAGTCCAGCAGCCATCGGCGGCATTGTAAATACCATCGGCGGAATTGCCGGAAGTGTGTTTCCTAGAAACACTCCGTCTGGCAGCAGTGTAGTAGCCTCAGTAAGAAAGTTTTTTGGATAACATGCTATGAGAACTAATCTTCCAGCACCTGTGTCGTCAACGGACAGCGGCGCAAAAACAAAATTATTTTTTGACGAATACGGACAAGAGCCTTTAGAATTCAATGCCAATGATGTGGAAGCAGCTATAGGTTTTTTCCAAGCCAATGGATTTGATAGGGATGCTGCTGAAATTACTGCGGCTGTGGTACTAAGGCAAGCTAAACTAGAATCAATGCCTGTGTTTAAATTAATTGATCAACTAAAAGGATTAGACGAACTAGAGCTCAGTGCCTTAGTCGGCGAAATACTAAACAATAATAGACCAAGTTCGAGTTCACTAGGCTTTAAAATGGCCAATTCAGATGACTCCTTTAAAATTAGAAATATAGGTGCCTAATGGCCAAATTTGCTCAAGGTCGTTTTGAAATGAAAAACCCAGAAAAATATGTGGGTAAAAAAACACCTCTAGCTCGTAGTTCGTGGGAATTTGTTTTCATGAGAATGCTCGACGAACACCAAGGTGTGGAAAAGTGGGCTAGCGAAAGTGTTCAGATTCCCTACAGAGACCCATTTACAGGCAAGTATACAATATACGTGCCTGATTTCTTTATTGTATACAACGATAAAACCGGCAGCAAACACGCTGAAATAGTTGAAGTAAAACCTTTGAGTCAAACACAGTTAGAAAGTGTAGGAAAAAGCAGATATAATCAAGAACAGTATGTAAAAAATATGGCCAAGTGGGAAGCTGCTAGAGCTTGGTGCAAGCAGCAGGGGTTGATTTTTCGAGTGGTTAACGAAGAACATATTTTTCATCAAGGCTCAAAACGCTGATAAGTATGCTTATGACCAAAAAGTTAGAAGAATTATTTAACCTAGAAGAAAAAGCCCAACCTGTGCCTGAGGTAGAAATACCTGCTGATTTACCAGTAAAGGATCACGCTGAGGTACGCAGTTTAGATGACAGTTATGCAGCCGTAGAACGTATTACTCAAACTTTACCGCAGATTAAAGAGCTTGATGATCTAGCTGACGGCGAACTTGACGATCTAGCATCAAAAGCAGAAAAGGCCTATGACGAATTAATGGATCTAGGTATGAATGTCGAAGTTCGTTACAGCAGTAGAATCTTTGAAGTGGCTAGCTCAATGCTAGGACACGCTATTACAGCAAAGTCTAATAAAATTGAAAAGAAACTCAAAGCGATCGATCTTCAAATGAAGAAATACAAAATAGACAAAGACAGTCCAGAAGCCGGTGGTGATGTCATAAACGGACAGGGCTATGTAATTACAGACCGCAATGAGCTGCTGAAAAAATTAAGCGGAAAAGCATAAATACAACTATGAAAACTCTAAAAGAATATCTTACCGAAAGTAAAAAGGTCTACAGCTTTAAGATTAAAGTTGCAGGTGAGTTGCCAGAGTCTTTTCAAGAAAATCTAAAAACATCCCTAGAAAGATGCAAGGTAGCTAAACTAGAAAAGATCAGCACAACACCAATTCAGTCACTACCTTTAGACTTTCCTACAATGTCGAACTGTGAAGTTCACATTTTTGAAGTAACTTGCGAATACCCAATTACAAGTCCAGAAATTTCCAACGATCTAAAAAGCCTAGGACTTACAGAAGAAACTTTTCGTGTTAGGGGCAGCGATGAACCTAGTGAAATGGAACAGGCACTTGCAGATACAAAGCCTAATACAGAAGTACTGTTAGCAGATGCAAATGCTGGCGACAATAAAATCAAAGGCAAGGATTATTTTGGCAATGATTTTAATAAAACATTTTTAAAAGATCTAGAAAAGGCTGCTAAACAGCGCAAGAAAGATCAAGACGGGCCAACAGAATATAAGCTGCCCAAGGCAAAGGCTGACAAAGCCGGTCTTAAAAGCGCCATGGGGAGTTAATAATGGATTTTCAAAGTTTAATGGCTAAGATGCGCGAGCTCGATCAGCCAACACCAGTACAATCAGCACAGGTAGAAGCGTGTGGAGACCCAATGGGTATGCCTGCTCCTCCAATGACACCACCGCCGAGTCCTCCAAGCCTTAGCATCAATCTAAATGCGCAAGGTATGGATAATATCGAAAGCATAATGAAGTTGATGACCAAAGTCAATCCTGATATGATCAATCAACCTGCACCTATGTCAATGCCGTTGGAAATTCCAATTGCACCTCCTAAAGAGCCTAAGATGGGACCTCTAGGCAATTTAGATTCTGGACCATTAAAGATGTTGCCAGATCTAGATATGGACTCTGACAAGATGCCCGGCGATGATGTAAGCATAAAGCAGGGGGATCTAGACAATGACGGTGATCACGACATGGATGATCACGATATGGAAAAAGGTGATAAGAAAAAAGAAGAGTATGCCAACGAACCAGATGAAGAATATAAAGATGTTGACTATATGGTTAACAAACT